GCAGGAGCGACACCACAACACCAGGTATACCACCTGGTCCTGTGGAAGGTTGATGACGTTGTCATCTCCCGCGGATCACCACCTAGGTAGATCCAGGACCCCTCTAGTAGGGGGCCCTCCACCCGAGCTTGATGCTGACGTGCTCGGGACGTCCAGAACGTTCCAAGTGCTCATTATCAACGCTTGCGACGTCGAGTAGGTTCTTAAGCCTGCGCTCCCATTCAAGGGATGTCGCCGACTCAGGGATACCTATGAGACACTTGAGCAGGGCACCTTCTCCATCCAACGGATTGACTGGAGATTTGGCACGCACGTAATGACCCTTGACAAGAGGGCCATGCGTATTCGGGTCAAGTCTTTGGAATTGATATCCTAGGAACGAGACCCTGCCAAGCACCGGCGAGTCTGGACCTACGTTGGGGAACTCCCTAAGGAGTTCCTTCAAGTAGGTATCCAGCCAACGCGCGGTCTGCCACAACCCAGCCAAGTAGGCTTGGTTGCGCAGAGACACGGTTGATATCACACCGATCGCGTCCTGCCGATGTCGAGGGAGAACACGACGGATACGGACAATAGAGACGTCCTCACCATCGTAGTACTCCTTCCCACAAGACTCCCTGAACCTTCCGGTCCAGAAAGACTTGTGCACGTTAACCCGCAAACCGAAGTTCTCGAGTTCGTGGACAACGGTATGCACATGTTCGACGGGGATAATGATATCGTCCCCGAAGACACGCACCCGCCCGAGATAATCCTTTATCAGGACCTCTCGGGTTAGCGGAGCTCTAAGCTCCTTCTGAATCCCGACGAAAATGATGGTCAAGAAAACCATCGCCTCGATCGGAAAGCAGAGGGCTGAACCCATAGAAGCGAACTTGGCCAACGGAATTACACCGTGGCCTCGTACAGCAGCCTTTGACGACCTGCAGGACATCACCGCACCATGCAACTCGGTGTGGCGGGCCAACAGGTTGTCTACATGCTGCTTCGAAACACGATCGGAAGCTTCGCTTAGATCAAGCGTGGCCAGATCCCCTCCAAGGGATCCGACTCGAGCCATTACCCGGTTAGGGTCTTGGTTCTCGATTCCAATCATCGACCGGAGGATGTCATCCTCGGAAAGTCGATCGCGGAACAACCGTAGGAGCGACTGCTGTGCGTATTGCATAGCGGTCGGTTCCATAGCGATTATCCGTGGTGTTTTGAGCGTCTTAGGAACTGAGACAACCCTCACGGGCGTCTCAGCACCAGGTTCGGTGAATGTCAGTTCCTCACGCAGCTGATTGACCCTTTCGGGTTTCTCGTTTGCAATAAGGAACTCCTCAGGCGGAAAATGCTGCCTGAGACGAGATGGCCAGGTCCGTAGATCCCACTTCCGGTTTCCCGAAAGTCGATCCGCGGTGGAGCCTGATCCATGCTTAGGTACGAGTTTCCGTAGACGGACATCGCTGTCCATCTTTAGGAAGAGCTCGTCGTAAAGCAAGTCGACAACGCGGTTAAAGTCCGCCCAGTCATGGGCGAACAGCCGTGTGTCAGCTTCTCGGACTTCACGCTCACACTCGATATATTCCAACATCGCTAGCCTCTCGCGTTCCTCACTGACCACCTTACGGCGGCCTTTGAGGGAGACGACCCCATCACTGGGATCGTCCGGGAGGGCTATCTTACCGAACGACAGCGTTAGCTGCCGCAAGGAATAGATTGCTTCGATGCTGGGGTTCTCGAGTAGAACTCCACTGGCACGGTCAAACACAAGACCAAGGAAACCCTCCAGGAAAGGAGGGAAACCAGTAAGACGACTCCCGAATCGAAACTCGGTTGCGTCCGAAGGGTCCACGATACCACGTTCAAGCCACCTCTCGATGGCTTTACCGTAGTTCGTGAGGGTTACCGCTAGAAACGGCAACCCCTCATGTTTGACACGACGCCTGACCGTAGTTTGGTCAAGCGTGGCGCTAGTGCGGCATCGCACGGCCAATTCATTGGCCGTGCAGGACCAGAGAGACGTCAGGCTTTTCAGATCTACCCCATCTCTTCGATGAGGCCGGATCTTCCCTAGCCCTGACGGCATAGACCTACTGTACGACCCCGACG